AAACACGAGACAAAGAGTATAGTCATATGACGGTCGCAGGCTCCCTCGTGACAACCACGGCGCTCCGCACATGGGGCAAACATCTGATTCTTGACGCGGCGGGCTGTTCTCCGAAGATGATTGGAAACGCAACCGTAATTACAAGCTTCGCACGGTCGCTGGTCAAGCGCATCGACATGGTCCCGTTTGGGTCGCCACAGGTTGTCATGTTTGGAACTGGAATCAAGAAGGGTTACACGCTGGTGCAGCTGATTGAGACTTCGAACATCACGGCGCACTTTGTGGAAGAGAACAACTCCATGTATCTGGATGTGTTCTCCTGCAAGGACTTTGACCCGCAGGTCGTCGAGGAGGCGGTGAAGGAGTATTTTGATGCCCAGGTCTTCAAGTCGACAACGATTCTGCGCGAGGCACCTGTTGAGCGCCTGGCTTAGAAAGGTACGACGCGGTTGGGGCCATCCATGGAGTCCAGAGAGCACTGGCCAGCCTCGGCGCGGGTCTGGTCGCCACAGAGCACGCGTTCGCGCTGGGCACCAAGTGGCACGGGGTTCAGACCCATCGTAATGTCCGTGGAACCAAACTGTTCACGGCTGTAGTAGGCAGCCACCACGACCACAGCCAATGCAGCGATCAGTAGATACTGGCGCTTCATTTGCTCTTACGCGAGAGAAAGGTCTTGCGAATCCAATTACGGTCGCGCTTGAATGTCTTGGCCGTTCCAGGGGCGCGCTTCTTGGAGTAGACAGCGACGGCATTCAGCTTACGAAATGCCGAAAGCGGACCCACCTTGCGAACGACCTTGCGCAGAGTGGCCCGACGCGACCGCATGGAGTCCTTGGCATGGTATCCCATCAAGGCACCCTTGCGAAGGGTTCCGATGCGATTGCGACGACCGCCCCCGTTCATCTCACTCTTTCCAGCGGGGCGCGTTGCCAGGCTTGGGATATATCCAGCTTCGACGACACCCATTTGTGAACCCAATGGAAAATTATTGAGAGGCCATGGAATCGCGCGCCGCCTTCTTGGGGCACGAGGAGCACTTGGGCTCCTGTGCAGCTCCCGTCACGGTACTGATGTTCGGCAAGACGACCATGGCTCCGATCACAACGAGAATGAGAACCAAGAGAATGATGTCCCACATTTACTAACGGCCGAGAATCCCATCTGCGCAATCGGAACACACAAATCCCCAGGTCTTGTAGAGCTCCACGTTCTCATTGAGTGGCATGTCGTAGGCGGAGCAGGTCTTGCACTCTTGGCGGTCATCGGGAGCAGGGTGGAACTCGGTGGTCGTCTGCTTCTTGCGACATCCACAGCGCCTGCCGCAGATGAGGCTGTCACATGAAGTGGTTTGAGGGCGGCGACCATGCTTGCGGCATACGATCGTGTCGCCTACTCGGTTCACATGGGTGCAGTAGCGGTCGCACGGAGTTTCGGGTTCCGCGCGCAGGGGGCAGAAGTAGCGGGTGCCCCAGAAACACTTTGGGCAGACATACTTCTCGCAGGCGCTGCAGTTGGGCTTGAAGTGGATCACGAGAGTGGTTGAGCAGTCAGGGCAGGACATTTTGGCAGACGACATACCCTTGTCTCCCATCGTTAAAATCCGTTTTTAAGAACAATGGCCAAGAAGACCCTTCGTCGTCGTAAGACAAGGTCCAAGACCAATACCCGTCACCGCCGTGTAGCCCTGACTCGACTGTCTTCCTCGGTTGGAATGATTGAGCCCGTGCGTGTTCAGCCACCCACGTTAGTGCCGTCTAAGAGTTTAGACATCAAATCTCAAGAAGAAACAAAATGAGTTCCGATACTGCATCCGTACCCGAGCCCGTGGCCGCGCCAGCCCCTGCGCCTGCACCCATTGACCCTGTGACAAAGGCGGCTGAGGACATTGCTGGCATCTACAATGTCGCGGATTGGAAGAAGCCTGTACCGACAGTCCTGGCGATCTATGCCCATGTCTCGACCATGACGGCCCTCACGGGCGAGCAGCGCATCAAGGCGGTTCAGCAGATCATCCTCATCATTGCCAAGCGGTCTGGAACGAGCGAGGACGAGTCTGCGGCGACATTCTTTGCCAACGAGGTGTTTCCCCACATTGTCCATGCCATGGAAACAGTGGCCGCCAAGGTGCCTGCCGTCGAGGCCGTCAAGGACTTTGCGCAGACAGAGATGAAGGCTGTCTCGCCTGTTGTGATCGCAGAGCTCAAGAAGGTTTCAGGTTGGTGCTGGTAAAGGGGTATGGGTATTCCATATTATGTGGCCAGTCTCCTGAGGAAGAACAAAAGTATTCAACAGCATTACACATCGTTCGAGGCCGATGCGTTCGGCATTGATTTCAACTGCTTCATCCACGCAGTCCTTGATGACATGGACCCTGTGGGAAGTATCGTGAGGGGACTGCGAGAGTATCTGACTCGCATTACGTGTCCGCGAATCTATGTGGCATTCGATGGCCTGGTCCCCTATGCAAAGATTGTCCAGCAGCGGTATCGTCGTTTCAAGATCCCCGAGAAAGTTGGCGTCTTTGATCGTCATCAGATCTCGCCTGGGACCCCGTACATGGTGGAGTTGCTGAAGGAACTGAAAGAGGCTTTCCCGCACGTCGCGTTCTCAGGTACAGATGAGCCCGGCGAGGGGGAACATAAGGTTTTTCTCTGGCTACGAAGTCTTGAACCCGATTGTCGAAAGCGCATTGCCGTCTACGGCCTGGATGCCGATCTGGTTCTCATCGCATTGGCACAACGCTCGTTGGGCGATCTCTACCTACTTCGAGACGATGACGCTTTCTCCATCCGAGCTCTTGCTGGAGCTCTTCCAATGGAAGTGGATACCTACGTTCAAACGGCCATCCTCTGCTTCGGCAATGACTTTATGCCTACGCTGGCTTTCTACTCTCTCCGTGAAGATGGCCACTCCCGTGCGCTAAAGTACAAGATTGACGACGCGGCCAAACACGAAACCAGAATCTTGCTTGAGCGACGCAAGCCAGGAATGTGTAGCAAGGATGGGCGCGCCCTGGAATCCCAGGTGGGTGCTCATCTGCTCGATGGAGTGGTGGATTGGGCTCCAGTATGTGATGCGTTTTGGAAGACCTTCAAGTGGACAGAGGAGTACTTTACCACTTCGCGCGTTCCTGACTGGTGTTGGGTGTATCCGTATGCCGAGGCTCCGTTGATTCAGACATTGGTCGACTTTTCCCCAGCGCCCTACGACATTGTTTGGGAGCACCCGACACCTCCATTCCATATCACAAACCAGCTTCAGGTCATCCTGCCCCAGGCATCCTTGAAGACTGCACGGCGGCGTGTCCGCTACCCCGACGAGATCTACGATGAGTCAAAGGACACTCGGTATCCGTGGATGAAGCGGTTTGCATGGGAGACAGATCCCTACATTTCTGTTCCGTGGCATCCGACCAGACCCCTCACTTCCGTAACTGAAATCGTCCTCCCCGAATACCGATCTTCTGAGACGGGAGAGGCGGAGGCGGCATCATCGAAGCAGGCTGTATCCCCTCGGGCGGCGCCTCGATCTTCCCGATCATTGTCAGGCCCTCGGGAATCAGCTCGCTGAAGTCGTCGGACCGAGCCGCGGCGTATGTCGCTTCAATTTTATTCATGTCGTGAATCTTGCGAAGAGCGGCCATTCCGTTGGCGTCCTGGAGCATCTTCCAGTGCCGCGTAATGTGTGCATAGTACGCTTGGCGGTACTGAGTAGCGGTCCGTGTCTTGACATTGTTGCGCAACAGTTCAAAACACGCATCCACTGTGGAATAGATCGGCCTGCGGAGCCTCTGGTTCACGGAATTGTGAACGCGAAACGAAAACATCAAGAAGGCAGCGCGAGACTCAAGCATTGAAGGGAACCGATTGCGGTAGACCTCCAGGGCTTCTTGGAAGTGTCCTTGGCATGAAGGACATGTGATGGTACCTGCGAACAAATCAAGCCATGATCGCATCAGAGCCTTTTCAGCGCCCGACGGCTGGTCGGGATACAAGGATGCCATTGAGTGAAGCGTCATCCACCCCAGTGGTCCCCATATGGACGTCATTACTCTTTACAAGGAAATCATCACTTCAAGAAACCCCCGAGGTTTGCAGCCGCGTGAATTTGCTCCACCAGCTTCGGAGGCGCATTTTGGCTCACTGCGTGGCCCGACTTGGCCAGCTGCGCCCGCATTTGCTCGACCGACAATTTGGACGTGGCCTCGGACGCACGCCTCTCCTGGTCTTGCTGTCCCTTTGGTGTGAGGACACGGAGGGTGCCGCGACGGAACGGCGGGCTCTTTGACGGGTTGTTGCTCGGTTCCAACTTGGCCTTGCGAGTCTGTCGTGCCCCCTTCATGGCTCCAACCGGGTAGGTGCGATGGGCCTTGGCACTTGTCTTGCGTGGGGTGACAGGCTGAGCCTTGGGCAGAACACGGCGACTCTTGGTGATTTTCTTGGGGGCAGACTCGGGGGTGACTTTGCTGTTCTTTACAAAGACCTGCTTGACATCGGCGTCCATGCTTACTAAAAACGAATGATTTCGTTTACAGCGAATGAAAGGCACACAGTATGGAGTGGCAAGCCGTCAATACCTATTTCGAGAAGGGTGTGCGTCGCCTCGTAGACCATCAGATCGACTCCTTCGAAGATTTCGTTCGCAACAAGCTGCCCCTGATCGTCCAGTCAACCCCGCCAATCACTGTTTGGCACGAGCAAGATGAGAAGCTGAAGAAGTACAAGTATGAGCTCCGTTTGTCGTTCGAGAATGTCACCTACCTGAAGCCTCGACTCCAAGAGGCGACGGGCCGCGTCAAGCCCATGCTTCCCTCGGAGGCTCGTGTGCGCAACTTCACCTACGCAGCCCAGATGCACGCCGATGTGCGGTTTGTGGCTCGCACCTACACTGGTCCTCTACTGGACACTTACGACGAGGAGTTCCGAGTGTTTGAGGGCATCAGTCTCGGCAAGCTGCCTGTGATGCTCGGGTCAAGCCTGTGCCTGCTGAAGGATTATCCTGCGACGCTGACGGATCTTGGCGAGTGCTCCCATGATCCGCTGGGGTATTTCGTGGTCCATGGCTCAGAGCGCACCATCCTCTGCCAGGAGAAGGTGGCTGACAATCGCATCATGATCTTCCAGAACAAGAAGACGGCGTCCAAGTATTTCTACTCGGTGGAGATGAAGTCCCTGCATGAGTCGTTCACGACACCGCCCAAGAAGCTGGAGATTCGGCTGAGCTCCAAGTTCAACGGCTTTGGTTACCCAATGGTGGCGTGTGTGCCCCGCTTCCGAGAGGACATTCCCATCGTGGTGTACTTCCGCGCCATCGGCGTGACCAACGATCGGAGCATTGCTCGCATGGTCTGGGGCGACGAGAACGACTCGCATGTCGACATGCTGGGTGCGTCGTTTCGCGACTGTGCAGAGCTGGGAATCTTCACCCAGCAGGATGCGGTCCAGTACCTGACGGGCCATCTGCAGTACGGGACCAACCAGGAGGACAAGTGCGCGTATGTTCGCCAGCTGCTCACCACCGAGTACCTGCCGCACGTGCGCTTTGCGGGCGAGACGACCACACCCGAGGTCTTGAACGCACGCCGCGCTCTCCTGACCGCCTCCATGATTCGTAGGCTCCTGCTGACCTACGGCGGCCACATTCCGCTGGATGACCGCGATGCGTACCCGAACAAGCGCGTGGTCACCACGGGTGCGCTGCTGACGCACCTGTTCCGTCAGCTGTTCCAGAAGGTCTGCAACGACACTCGCAATGAGTTCGTGCAGGAAGTGAACAATGACTCGTGGAAGAAGGCGGGACCCGATGGCCGCCCGGCACCGATGGAGATTCTGAACATCAACAATCTCTACAAGATTCTGAAGCTGTCCACGATCGAGGGCAAGCTGAAGCAGGCACTGGCCACGGGGAACTTCACAGTCCAGGGTCTGGGCACATCGTCGTCCACTTCGCTGTCCAACGCGACCAAGGTCGGTGTCTCGCAGGTTCTGTCGCGCATGTCCTATGCCGCCACACTGTCCCACTTGCGCCGTATCCAGACACCCGTGGAGAAGTCGGGCAAGCTGTTGGCGCCTCGCAAGCTCCATGGCACCTCGTGGGGATTCATGTGCCCCGTGGAGACACCCGAGGGCCATTCGGTGGGTATCGTGAAGACCATGTCGTTGCTCACGTCCGTGACCCAGCATGTGCCGAGTCACACGGTCCTCCACTTCTTGCGCGAGACTCCTGGAATCATCTGGATTCAGCAGGCCATCGTCTACCCTGGTACCTCCATCACCGTAAATGGTGTTCTGACGGCCTACACGGAGGACCCGCACACGGTCGTCAAGGCCCTGCGGACGGCCAAGCACACCTTCCGCCTTCATCCGCACACCTCCATCGCGTGGTACACTCTGCTGAACACCATCATCATTGAGACGGATGGTGGCCGCGTGGTACGCCCAGTGTTCCGTGCAGGGGCCGAGCCGCCGCCCGAGTCGGAGCGCGGTGATTGGAACAACTGGGTCAAGGCGTGCATGGAGTACATTGACGCCTCGGAGACGGAGACCTTGCGCGTGGCTCTGACGCGCGGAGAGGTGACTTCGCACTCTCACCACGAGATTCACCCGTCGATGCTGGTGGGACACATGGCGGGCACCATTCCGCTGTCGGACCACAACCAGTCTCCTCGTAACACCTATCAGTCGGCCATGGGCAAGCAGTCCATGTGCGTGTACGCCACCAACTTTGCCAAGCGGCTGGACAAGAACGCGTATGTGCTCTGTTCCATCAGCCGTCCGCTGGTGGAGACGCGGTCGATGAACATTCTGAAGATGCACGAGATGCCCTTCGGTATGAACGCTGTGGTGGCCATTGCCTGCTACGGCGGATACAATCAGGAGGATTCCATCATTATGAACCGCACAGCCGTGAACCGCGGTTTGTTCCGTGGTCTGTACTACACGCTCTACAAGGACGAGGAGCATCGCAATGTGACCAGCGGTCGCGAGGAGAAGTTCATGCGGCCGCAGAAGCACGCGACTCGCAAGTTCAAGACCACGAGCTACGCGGCCATCCACGAGACGGGCATTCCCATCCTGAACTCGGTGCTGAAGGAGAACGATGTCGTGATCGGCAAGGTGGTGAACCTGCGCCACGACGCGGCGGGATATGCGTTCCGCGATGCCTCGACGACCCACAAGAACGGCGAGGACTGCCGTGTGGACGGCGTGTGGCAGGACAAGAACTCGGATGGCTACCCCTTCGTGAAGGTGCGCGTGGTCTCCGAGCGCGTCCCGCAGATTGGTGACAAGTTCTCCTCCCGCCACGGACAGAAGGGAACGGTGGGAATGCTACTGAACGAGGAGGACATGCCCTTCACGGGTTCGGGGCTGCGTCCCGACCTGATCATGAACCCTCACGCAGTCCCTTCCCGCATGACCATCGCACAGCTGATGGAGAACATCTTCGGCAAGATCTGTGTGCGCAAGGGCACGCTGGGCGACGGAACGCCGTATGACCACATGAAGGTGGAGGATCTGCGGGCGCACATGGTGGAGATGGGCATGCATCCGTACGGCAATGAGATTCTGTACAACGGCCAGACGGGCGAGATGATGCAGGCCGAGATCTTCATGGGACCCACCTTCTACCAGCGCCTGAAGCACATGGTGATTGACAAGCAGCACTCTCGGGCTCGTGGACCGATTGTGTCGCTGACCCGCCAGCCCTGCGAGGGCAGGGCACGCGATGGTGGTCTGCGTGTTGGAGAGATGGAGCGCGATTGCATGATCTCACACGGTGCCTCGGTGTTTACCAAGGAGCGTCTGATGGATGTGTCCGACCCGTTCCTGACAGGTATCTGCAAGACGTGTGGTACTCTGGCGGTGGTCAATCCTGCAGAGGGCATCTACTCGTGTGGCTCGTGTGGCAACAAGACGGACTTTGTGCAGAAGACCATTCCGTATGCGATGAAGCTCTGGATGCAGGAGTTGGAGGCCATGCATATCGTGCCTCACATGGTCATGGAGTAACTAAAGTACTCCAACTTACTGGAAACACCTTCTTAATCGCCTCACTCACTTCACTCGCAACAGCCCGAATCTCCGCCTGGGCGTCGGAACCCATGCGAAGGTGGCACAACCGAGCATAGGCGGCAAGCGAGCCCGTCTCAATGAACTCGGTCATCATATTTTGCGGTAACACCATGCGCGCCTGCTCGGGCGGAATCTGGTTCGCCAGTAGATGATTATACTCGTCCACTGAGTGGCAGCAGTGCATCTTCAGATACTGCATGAATCGCTCGTCCTCGAGGTGGACATCGTCATTACTCCCCTGCTTTTTACCCGGGGCCCGTGTCCGAAGGTGAGGAATGTGAAAGGTCGGGGGATCGTCCACATACCTGCGACTCACTTCATTCCGCGAGAAGCCGATGGTATGGCGAAACCACTCGCGCGCCATCCAAATCGGCATCTTCAGTCGGAACCGCAGCTGGGGGTGGAAGAAGGGCGATGTGTGCTCGTGGTCCGCCAGATACTTGATGAGCTTGGCGTCCTTCTCCGTGAACTCATCCACATGCTTGCCCAGCGATACACGGGCAGCATTGACCACGGTCAGATCGTCTCCGAATGTCTCCAGCAACTCGACCTTGCAGTCCTCGAACATGCTCATGCTTCTATCTCTTCCTCGAGCTCGTAAACCTCGTGAGATGACGCGCGCCCGAGAACATTATGCGCACAACATCCGATGCCGCACGCAAGAACCAACAGCGCCACGACAAGTGCCGTAATCTGGTCTTGGTCGGGGGTCATACCCGTTTTCCATTTAGTGTCTATAAGTGGAGTTCAGACATGGAGGTGGTCGTGGCTCGGTACAAGGAGGACATTGAGTGGACCAAGACCCTTCCGTACAAGGTGACTGTCTACACCAAGGACGATTGCCTTCTTCCCAATATCGGACGAGAGGCCCACACATACCTGTATCACATCATTACTCGGTGGGACAGCCTTGCCGACTATACCGCCTTTGTCCAGGGGTATCCGTTTGACCATGCTCCCGGGCTTGTCGAGGATCTTGCTCGGGCCCCGACGGACTTTCGACACCTGGGACCTCATCTTTCCTGCGACCGCGATGGTTGGCCTCATCACGGTGGACTCGGAGTGGGAAAGATTGCAGATTCCGTTGGTCTCGTTCAAACTGAGTTTCCATTCAGTGCAGGTGCCCAGTTCGTGGTGTCGCGTGAACGAATCCGTTCCAGACCGCTTGAATTCTACCACGTCTTGATGTCGGTTCTGGTCACCCGCCTCAACGAGACCCCGTGGGTCTACGAACGACTGTGGCAGAGTATTTTTATGGGATCCGTATAAATGCACACACGCCGTCATCGCATGCTCTTCAAAGAGTGGGCTGCCCAGGAGGCTCGTGAGATGTCCCACAAGGGGAAGCGCTTGACCTTTCGCAAGTGGGCCGCACAGGAATTGAAGGAAAAGGCGCACCCGAATCATCCGTCCTTCAAGAAGTGGGCCAGGCAGGAGATGCGCGAGAAGTCTCACACACGCAGGAGGTCGTAGGTGCCCGTCTGCTTCAAGAGCAGAGCGACTGCGGCAATGATGCTCGACCAACTCGTGTAGTAGCACCAGAGGGTTGCAGGAGACTGTGTCGAGAGGCCATATGTGTAGCCTATGAAGGGAAAGATCCAAAATGCAGCCAGAAGCGAATACCCCTTCTTCCATCCGAAGATCATAGGCATTGCAATCAGAGTGACCCACACGCTATAGAAGAACGACCTTGATACGCCATTGGCATAGTCTTTTGATCGTGACCAGTCGAGATGTTTCTCCTTGTTCACGACAGTACATGGTTGCTCTGGGTCGCAAAGATACGCGTACTCCACGACCATGGTGCCGACCACCAGGAGTACCCATAAAATGAGATACGGTCGCAGCGTTTCCAAGGGGTACACGAACAATGCACCAAACGCGGGTGCAATCGGCTGCAGTGCGAGGGAGATGGGTATGAGCGTTGCGGTGACCAGCTTGTTGGTCTCTGTGCAGCCCTCCTTAGGATTCTCGGACCACAACAGATACTCTGCGAACTGCATAGAACACCATCCGATCAGTGTCACACCTAGCCATTGGAAATATGGACTGCCCGAACTCAGCAAGTACACAATGGCAACAAACGACACCGTAGAGGTGTACAAACTCGAGTCCTTGCTGTAGCACATTGTTCACTCGAGCATATTAACTTTCATGTGGCGTGTGTGGAAGAACAATGTCAGTCGAAGTCGTCATGGGCCCCATGTTTGCGGGGAAGACATCCTATGCATTGAGCGCGATTCGGAAGCACACTGCGTTGGGACAGCGTGTACTTGTCATCAAGCATTCGTGTGACACGAGGTTCGGAGTGACATCCGAAATCACAACGCACGATGGAGACTCGCTTCCGTGCTTGACGACAGACACGCTGAACAGTGTAACAGATGACATGTTTGCAAGCTGCGATGTCATTTTGATCGACGAGGCTCAGTTCTTCTATGCCCTGGTCCACTTTGTTCGTGAGGCTGCTGAGCACCGTCATAAATCGGTATATGTGATTGGACTGTCGGGCGATTACCGCCGCCAGCCCTTTGGTGAGATCCTTGCAGTTGTTCCGTATGCCGACACTGTCACCATGTTGACTGCCATTTGCTCGTGTGGGGACTCTGCACACTTCACGCGCAGGTTGAACCCGAATTCAGGTCAGGTGGTCATCGGAGGTGCCGAATCGTACGCAGCAGTGTGTCGTGCGTGTTTTGTGGGGTAGTCGTCGCGCCCACTATTTTTTCTTGCGATGGAACATAACAGCAATATGGGTGGTGGTCTTCTTCAGCTCGTGAGCTATGGCGCGCAGGACATCTACATCAGCGGCAACCCCCAGATCACCTTCTGGAAGGTGCTGTTCAAGCGCCACACGAACTTCGCCATGGAGTCCATTGAGGTCACCTTCAACGGCCAGGCGGACTTCAACAAGCGTGTGACGGCGATCATCAACCGTAACGCGGACCTGATGTACCGCACCTATGTGCAGGTGGTTCTCCCGGCGGTCGACCTCAGCGCCGCGGGCACGGTCGCGAACTCGGTGTCTCGCTTCCGCTGGCTCAACTATGTGGGCCACCGTCTCATCAAGACGGTTGAGCTCGAGATTGGCGGCCAGCGCATCGATCGCCAGTACGGCGACTGGATGCAGATCTGGACGCAGCTCACCCAGGATGCGGGCACGGTGCGCGCGCTCGACGAGATGATCGGCAACAGCCACGACCTCGTGCTGATGAAGAGCACGACGGGTTATGCGCTGGACCAGTCGTGCTCGGGCGCCGAGCTGACGAACTCGTGCGCGCCGCGCGCGGGCACCCCGGCCAAGACGCTGTACATCCCGCTCCAGTTCTGGTTCTGCCGCAACCCGGGCCTGGCGATCCCGCTGATCGCGCTCCAGTACCACGAGGTGCGCATCAACGTGGAGTTCGAGCAGTGGATCAACTGCTCGTACACGGAGCTCAAGTCGGGCCAGTCTGTGCCGACCTCCATCCAGTCGCTCACGGCCGCGTCGCTGTACATCGACTATGTCTACCTGGACACGGAGGAGCGCCGCCGCTTCGCCCAGCAGACGCACGAGTACCTCATCGAGCAGCTGCAGTTCACGGGCGCCGAGTCGATCACGAGCTCGAGCAACAAGATCCAGCTCAACTTCAACCACCCAGTGAAGGAGCTCATCTGGGTGTGCCAGCGCGACTCGTTCGTCGACTGCTCGCAGCCGCCCTCGAACCCGATCGCTGAGGTGAACGGCATGCAGCCGTTCAACTACTCCGACGACTTCACCACGGAGGGTGTCGTGCTGGATGTGCTGGCCCGCGGCTCGCTGGGCGGCACGGGCGCGGTCACGGTCCCGACGACGGCGGGTGACGGTGCGTCTGGCCCCTACCTCCCGGGTCTGGGTATCCAGCAGGGCCCGTCGCTGGCTGGCTCGAGCTGGCTGGACACGAGCGGCAACGTCGGCGACCAGGGTGCGCTCTTCGAGGACACGACGAACTACCTGCTCGCCAAGGTTCTGCTGGACTCGGGCGTCAAGTGCTCTGGCAAGAACCCGATCGAGGTCGCCAAGCTGCAGCTCAACGGCCAGGACCGCTTCACGGAGCGCGAGGGACGCTACTTCAACTATGTGCAGCCGTACCAGCACCACACGCGCACGCCGACGGTGGGCATCAACGTGTACTCCTTCGCGCTCAAGCCCGAGGAGCACCAGCCCAGCGGCACCTGCAACTTCTCGCGTATCGACAAGGCCACGCTGCAGCTCACGGTGTCCGTCAACACGGTCCGCTCGGGCCGCACGGCGCAGGTTCGCGTGTACGCCGTCAACTACAACGTGCTGCGCGTGATGAGTGGCATGGGTGGTCTGGCCTACAGCAACTAGAGACCTCCGCGAGGTCGCAACCCCCGTCGAAAACCCAAATACAAAACCACAAATGCGTGTAAAGACCTACAGGCATTTGTGGTAGTAGAGCAATGGCATTCGAAGGTGTGACGTATCGGACTGCCGAGAACTGGCTGGGTGCGATCCCTCTTACACTTGGACCCATCCGATACCTCGAGATTGGAACCTTTTACGGTGCCAACCTGTTTTCCGTTGGACAGACATACGCCGCCCACCCCGACAGCAAGATGGTCTGCATCGATCCGTGGATTGACTATGCCGATTACTCGGAATACAAGACGCAGCAGGAATCGATCTACGAGACCTTTCAGCGCAACCTCGAGGCGAGTGGACAAAAGGAGAAGATCGCGGTTGTCCGTGGCTTTTCTCATTCCGAGATTCCCAAGCTAGAGGATGAGTCCTTCGACATTATCTACATTGACGGAAACCACGAGCCCGAGTATGTCTGCGAGGACGCCGTTCTTGCCTTTCGCAAGCTCAAGGTGGGTGGGACCATGATCTTTGACGACTATGGGTGGGGTGGCCCTGATCTGACGCAGCGGGGAATCGATGGATTCAGGTCTGCTTACCACAAGCGCATCAGTGCCAACCAGCCGTGCATCGACAGCCAGGTCTTTGTGCGGAAGACTCGTTAAGACACATAAAGAATGAACATGTAATCATTCAAATGTGTACAGTCGAGCCTGTGTGCCTGCCGCGCAGCTGTTCGAACAATGAGAACCGACTGTTCCGAAAGGGCGCGGTTCTATTCAAGGAAGGCCCGACCTCTTCTCTGGAGGGCGAGCTTTACTTCTACACCACCGCAAAGGGAACGTCCTTTCAGTCAATGCTCCCTGCCTACATCGGATGCACGCACGAGTCTGGAAGGAGCACGATTGAAATGGAGTTCATTGAAGGACAGACTCCCAGCTACCTGTTTCGAAACAGACTGCTGACTCGCCCGCTTCTTGCATCGATTGTCGGCGCGCTCGACACGCTGCACTCGTCGAAGTTCGACGACGGATCCGTGGTAACCCCGTCTGACATATTGGCTACGTCGGTCACAAAACTGGTAGGTCGCATAGCCGACGAACCCGACATCTACGCCCTTCCCCACATCGAACGGGTTGTCGACGTGATTCGCGAGGTCCTTACGGGGTATTTCATGGGACCGAAGTTTGAGGTGACCAACATTATCCACGGCGACCCCTGGTTCGACAATATGATCGTGGACAAGGAGGGCACAATCAGGCTACTGGATATGCGTGGCAAGATCGGTTCGGCCTTCTCGCTAAAGGGCGACAAGATGACAGACTATGCAAAGCTGTACCAGAGCATCCTGGGGTTTGACTTTCATATCAACAATGAGACATACGATCCCGAGTACGAGACGCAATGTCGCACATGGTTGTCCGAGCTGCTGCCCGTTCCACTCGACGATCCTGTGTTGGAGTGTGTAACAGCGTGCATGGTTCTCCGTACGTTTCACTATTTTTCCGACCGTTCGTGTATCCCCGTGATCTACAAGAGCATCGGCAAGCTCGCGCTCTTTTCGTTCCTACTTGATGCGTAGACCGCCCTTCAGCGCATGGGTTCGAAAGGTATTGACCCTCTGAATGGCAAGTTCCCTGCTGTCCTTGGTCAGGTCCAACTTCTCCATCACCGCATCGGGGACGGTAATGATGTGGCACCCCGCGGCCTCGGCACGCTGAATCGTGTAGGGCTCACGCGCACCTGCCCAGAGAATACGACTGTGGCTGCGTCCTTCAAATGCCTCGACCGCATACCGCACGAAGGACGTAGGGTCAACCTGGGTATCGGAGACTGGACCTGCAAAGACGGATATGATCTCTGGAGCCACGGACGCACTCAAAAGTTCGCGGGCGCGGGCCACTTGCTCGTTCGTGTACAGGGACGTCACATTTATGGGGATCTTGTTCTCCACCGCATACGCAAGCAGTGCGTCATTGTATTCGCCTCGCGTATTGACAATTGGAATCTTCACGTAGATCGAAGCATCGATCGCGTGAATGTCCTTGATCTGCTGAAGTGCCAACTCCACATCGTCCTCCCAGATCTGAAGTGAAAAGGGGCGTCCATTAAGAAACGGCTTTGCGGATGCAAAGACCGATGTATAGACCCGGTCGGCGTGTGTTGACAAGAGTGTGCAGTTTGTTGTGAAGCCCTTTACAGCTGGGTGCGCGCTCCACTTTTCGATGTTCAGGCCGTCGTAGAATATCTCTATCATTTGCTTGACATTGCCATTACTTTCTCCCTAATTCTCCGCTCGGGTGGTTCTGCCTGAACCCTTCTGCGGTAATGCCGTTTGTCTCTGCGATACGAATACCAAGTTGGTCCAAGAACATCATAAAGATAACGGACGACACGGATGGCGCGCGATTTGCAGAGTCGGCCTCCACAAAGGTGCTTGTTCCGATCATAAAGTGTTGGTCTACAGCTGTCACTGTGGGAACTGGGTTGTTTGACACTAAGAACTGAGATACATACGGTTTGTTTGACCTGATGTACTCCGTAACGGCAATAAGCTCTGACGTATTTCCCGAGTTGCTGCAGTACAGTATACCATCGCCAGGCCTGAGAACTCCGATGTCTCCGTGGAGCATGTCGGGTACGCTCATGTAGTGACACGAGAGGCCCATGCTCTGCCACGTAGCCACGCACTTTCGAGCAATAAGACCCGACTTGCCGATGCCTGCCAAGTAGACGGTTGCATCTGCCAGTCGTGGAGCAAAGAACCCGACGGCAGATTCGATCGAACGGGCAGATGTCCGAATCTGGTTGACATAGACATCTTCCCAACTGTGGTCCATTGTTATTTTCGGGCAACAATTGCCTTCAGAAACACCGCGGGAAAACTGAGCGCCTGGACATCTGCGAATGTAAGCCACGCGTACTCAGTGTGGACCCATGGATCCACGACTGGGTGGAAGATGTCTCCACACATTGACGTTGTAGTCCCATACCCGTGCTTTCCTGCCAAGTAGGATGTGATCCGTTCCATGCACTCAAAATCGTATTTGGTCGTGATTTTTGGAATGTAGTCAAGGAACTCCAGCTGTTCGACTAGGTCGTGGTCAAGCGCCATCATGTTTCCGAAGCATCCCGTCTTTGTGGTTGTCAGCATTGATGTGCGCTCACTCTCGGGCAGAATCCGTGCATACCCTTCGTCGTTTCGCGGACGGTCGAGTCCAGGTTCGTTGAAGTGATATATGAACTGGAAGCGGTCGACGGGCTCAACGGGGCGCGTCAGTACCACGCTGTCGTGTAGGATAAAGGCCTGATCCGCGTAGCGATTGTGGTGGAACAGATGCAGGCATCCCCATGTAGAAAAGTATGGGTTCTCGACCACCTGTGTGTGCGTGTCGAATACATGGGACAATGTGCTCCCCTTTGCAAGGGCAATGACCACAGGTGCTGTTGGGTAGACATGCCGTATACTTTCGATGCACCGCAACAGAATGCGCAGATGGTCGGGGGTTTCAAGCTTCGACGGGATCATGAAGCATATCGATTTAGGCGAGGCCGAGGACATTGAGTAATGCCAGGAATTTCGCTCGGACATAATTGCGCAGCGGCGGCGCAGGGGGTTGGACTGGGACTTCGAGATGTGCGGGCAAATGGGTACGCTACATGTCCGTTTGATGAAATGAACTCGAGCTACGAAGGGATGGTTCAATGCATCAAGGAGGACTTTGCCCATTTCACAGACCCGACATACCTAAAGCTCATCGACCATCCGAACGACTGTGCATACTATCCAGGCGAGACCCTGTTGTATAACACTCGCTACGGGTTCATCTTCAATCACGAGTCTCCAGGTCATGCGGACTTGTACAAGACACAGGCATGGCCAGGTGGAAAGTTTCATTACATAGACAATTCCTTCAAGAACTTTCGCGATCGATACGACAGGCGCATCGAGAACTTCAGGGCATATTGCTCTGGGGGAGGTGCCGTAACGCTCCTTCTTTCGAGTCACCCTCGATCGTTTGACGACTTACTGGGCCACCTGCAATCCCGATACCCGTCGACATCCTTCACGGTTCACCGTTTCGACATCAACAACCTTGCAGCTTGGTCCTATCACATGGACCTCATGCGTAAAATAACTTGACCAGCTTGGTCATCAACTCGCCTTCACGGATTCGATTGGTCGCGTCCAGCTGCTTCAGACGAATATGAAAGTAGTCGGGGGGCAGCTGGGCAACGTGCACATCGAACATCCTGTAGTCGAACATATCAAATCGCCCAAAGTGGGTTCGCGGAACGTCGATGAGTGCGCGCCCAAAGGACACGTCATCCCATTCAAAGAACCCGGGTCCAGGTAGACAGACAATGTCCCTTCGCGCAAGCAACAACTCTGCGACATCGCGTGTCATGCAGATACCCGCGCCCGAAATACCGTCTCCCATGAAAATGCCAGCAAAAAGCCGCGTTGGTGGACACGCATTCAGGCGGTCGATCAAGCGTGAAAAGATCCAAAACGACGACAAGTTCGTACGAACCACGTGTGTATACGACGAACTCTGCAGAAAGTATTCAATGGCTCCTAGTGTCTTATGGCGAATTGTCTGGAACGATTCTTCACCTGGAAGACGCAGGATGTCCCCGTCCAACCACGGCTCCTTGACAGGATGATGTTCGATAAAGAAGGAGTCGATACTTGGATGTGTGTGCATATACGACCTCCACGCGTCCCGTAGCCCGTCGTACGCGGCCTCCCCCGCACTCGAGAGGACGAGGACGAGGATCCGCATTGTATAGTGAAACCTACTTTCACTGGGTCCAAATAAACTACACAAATGAACTGGACTGCAGAGGATGTCATTTGTACCGACAAGTACTTGGAGGCCTTTCCCACCGAGTACCACAAGACAGACTGTCTTCGGTACAAGACTCCTATCGTTTGGAGGGGGTCTGTTCGTGTTCCCACGACTGAGTTCAAGAACCGCAGGATCTGTGGTCACTCGGACTTTCCAGTGACCGATGAGATCGTGGACACGTATCCGACGGGAAGCTGGTGGGGTGTGAACGCAGAGTCATCGCGTGTTCACGGCTTGCCACTGGGCGTGACGAACAACACGGACGAGAGCGAAGTCCACCGAATCTTTGGAAATGTCGATGTCATGGTGGAGGTCGCCAAGGAACCCAGAATCATGAAGGGGTTGCTGTATGCGAACTTTGTGGTCGACAACCACCCCTCGCGCGGCCCTCTGCTGGAGTTTGCCAAGACACAGCCGTGGATTACCGTTGGCAGTCCAGATCAGACGATGGAGGGCCGCCGCGCCTTCTTGCGCGAGGTTCGCACCCATTCGTTCGTCCTGTGTCCCCCGGGCGGCGGGATTGATACGCACCGACTTTGGGAGACCTTGTACATGGGCAGCATTCCCATTGTGAAGAGGGACAATGCCCACGCAGGGTGGACCGACCTGCCGATTCTGTTTGTGGATTCGTGGGACGAGGTGACAGAGGAGCGCCTCATCTCTGAGCAGCGGCGAATCGAGTCAACGGAGTGGAACATGGAGAAGCTGAAAGTGGGATACTGGATTCGCAAGATACAGGAGAGTCCAATGAAGATTGGAACTGTGGTCACGGCAACGGACCTGAACCCGCTGTATTCCGACTTTATTCCCAGCTTCATCAAGGCATGGAAAGCTGTGCTGCCCGAGGCCGATGTACATATCGTCTTGGTGGCTGAGGAAATTCCCGACTCCCTGGAGGACTGGTCGTCTCACCTGATTCTGTCCAAGCCCATTCCAGGTATGCTCACAGCCTTCCAGGCGCAGTGCATCCGTCTGCTGTATCCCCGCGAAGTTGCACGCGATGAGGGTGTGTTGATTACCGACATGGACATGCTGCCTGGAAACCGAAGGTACTACGTGGAAGGTGCTGCCCGCGGAGACTCGGAGTCCTTCGTGGTCTATCGCGATGTCTGTTTCCCCGGTGAGATCGCCATGTGCTACAATGTGGCGCATCCAAAGACATGGGCATCCATGTTCGGGACCGAGGAGTCGAGTGTGATCCTGCAGCGCTGGTATAGCGGAACCAACTATGATGGTCGGCATGGTGGTGTGGGATGGGGCACGGACCAGATTGTGTTCAAGAAGATCTTCGACCAGTGGACTGGGCACAAGGTGGTGTTGAACGACGGGCTAACCAAATTCACCCGCCTTGATCGCATTCATCCGCGAAACTTTACGAACAAGGTCCAGCTTCGCAACACCCTGCTGCTAGGATACTTTTGTGACTACCATTGCCTTCGACCGTACTCCGAGAACAGGGAAATTAACGACTTTATTGTTTCGTGCCTACAAGAGAAAACATGGTGAACGCCTTCTCCTTTTGTTTGTACGGCCCGACGAAGGTCTTTTACCACCAAGGATTCCTCGAAAACGTACAATTGATCAAGACGCACTATCCAGGGTGGGTCGTCTATGCCTACCTGGGGTCTGACACGGAGCCCGAGTTCAAAGCCAGTTTGCTCGCAGATCCCGTGGTTCGCGTCCGAGACACGGGCATTGTTGGCCCAAAGAACATGATTCATCGGTTCTTTGCAATCGACGAACCCGATGTGGACGTCTGCTTCTTCCGAGACGCAGACAGTCGTATTCACTGGAAGGATCGGTGGGCAATTAACGGTTTTCTGAAGTCGAACTATGCATGCCACATCATCCGCGACAACCCCGAGCACACCGCCCGAATCATGGGGGGTTTATGGGGACTTCGAAAGGGGGCGATCGGGTCGATACGCGATCTGTTTGCGAGGTGGAGACCTGTGCACGCAGGATCTGGTAGTCCGTCTGATCCAGAAGGGTTCGGCGTCGATCAGAACTTCATAGTCCTCGTCGTCTACCCTCTTGTCACGCGCAACGCCCTCGTTCATTTTTCCAACAGTCGATTTTTTCGGGGCGAGACGAATCTAGTTCCGTTCCCATTTGACTATACAAACGACATCTACTGTGGACGGTACCAGCAAGGGCCCTTTGTTGATGGTCGTGCTCCTAGCGGCCCGATGTCACTCGTAAAAATTCCCATCCATAGACAATGAAGCAGCAAACTGTCGGCTCTCGTCGCAAGGTATGGAATGGAACGGCAATCAAGACCCCTGGCGGTCTCACGCGCAAGGACCTGACGCAGAACAAGCACGGTCGCATCGTATCTCGTAAGCGTGCAGCTCGCGCTCGGTCGGGTCGTGCCTTTACGCGCCGTCACAAGTAGATTTTTTAACACGCATGAACAATGGCATTCGCGGCGTTGCCCCTTGCGAGTCTCCTCGGGCAAGGAATCCCACTTGGAGTCACTGCATGGCTGTATATGCAGGGCAAGACGAATGCAGACGGTTCAACCCCAATGGCCGTAAGCGGCATTCGGGCTGAACTGAACCAGGCACTGAAGGTAGAGTATGCGGCATTTGCAGCCGCAGATCGTGCGGTGATTAAAGCGGCTCTGGAGGCGGAAATGTTCGCTTGGCAGAACGAACGGTACAGGGCCGATGCACCGTCGCTTGGGTCTCGGGTACTCCGAGGAACGGCGGCTCTGATTGCGGCTCCGATTACAGTTCCAGTGGCGGGTGTGGCATGGCTTTACAATAGTGCCAAGGCTGCACTGAAAGAACGGAGCGAGAAGGCGGCGGCGGCAAAAGCTGAGACCAAACGCTTGGCGGCGGTGGCGGCGGAGGCAGAAGAGAATGCGAGGCCACTGAGAGAAGCAGCCGAAAGGGCACGGATCGAAGCTGAGAGAGCAGCGTCAGATGCCGCGAAGATCAAGTTCGATGCAGAGGTGGTGGCGGCGGGGGCAGAGCACGCGAGGCTGCTG